ATACGGCCTACAATTCCCCATAAGCCCACTATCTCTGCCCTCAATATGTTGCCTAAATATCACTGTGAACGCCTCAGGTGCCATTTCGTATACGAAATTCTGGACATAGACGCAAGCGTTCCGCTATGTATGAGGCATTCTCGTTCAACGAGTTTTTTCAATCAGTGGAAGGATATTTCATGAAGAAGATTCTTACGGCCGCGCTTGGCCTTTTCGCTTTCGCATTTGTCGCCATCGCATCCACGCCGACCGTCGCCGCCGACGTGCCTAACCGGGCCGCTCTCCCCGCCCGTCCCGTGATGGTCGTTCCGACCTTCGCCAAGACCGGTTTCTATGTCTCCGGTCACGCTGGCGGCGCAACTCTCGGAAAGGGCGCCGTCGTGGGTGTCGGCGCCGGTTATGACTTCGGCATGGTCCGCCTTGAGGCCGACTACGACTACCTGGGTGGCAAGAAGGGCGTGCGCGGCCACATGTTCACTGCCAACGCCATCCTGGAGCATGACTTCGACCGCTTCACCCCTTACGTCCTCGCTGGTGCTGGCTTCCGCTTCGCCGATGACGTGAAGTGGAACGAGCGCATCGGCGTCTATGTCCTTGGCGCTGGCCTTCGCTATGCCGTCACTGACAACCTCGACATCGACGGCCGGTACCGCTACGTGGCCCCGTTCCAGTTCAACAAGGGGCGTGACCACCTGTTCACGGTCGGCGTCAACTACCGGTTCTGACAGAGCCGGACTTGATGAGAAAGGCCCGCTCCAGCGGGCCTTTTTGTTGCGCTGTTTCCCGATGCCGAGGGGGACACAGAGCGCGAGATCATGAACAATCTCGGATTCTGGAGAATTTACGATTGCGGCTCCATGCTGCTCAGATGGACGCCAAGACACTGAAGTGCATTACGCCCAGCCTGTAAAAACAAAAAGGCGCCGAAATTGGCGCCTTTTTGCTTGCATTTTATTGCCGCTTTCTTTAAATGAACGTCAGCGAGGAGGTGTCGATACCAACAAGACCCAGGTAATCAGCAGCGTTACCAAGCGAGGTCGCAGAGTTCGAAAGCTCCACGTAGCCATAACGGGTCATGAAGGACACGACCGGCTCCATCGTCTGCGGGTCGATCAGAACGCCCGAAGAGGTCAGCGGGACGTACGGGCAGTAGAACGCCGCAGCATCGGTTTCATTGCCTTTGTAACCGACCAGGACCGGCGTCGAGTCAGACGCATACTGGTCCACGTAGACGCGCAGGGTGTTGTTGAGGGTACCGACGTAACGGGTGTTGGTCGGAGCCTCGAACACGCCCTCGGTCGTGCGGGCGAAGGCCGAGGTGGTGGCGGACTGGAGGATCGTCAGCGCGGTCGGCGAGACGACGACCCAGTTACCAGCCGCACGGCGCGTACGGGACGCGATCAGGTTGGCCTGACGGTTGATGAGAGTGGCGAGAGCGGCGTGAACGTCACCGACGAAGGTGGGGGTGCCGGTCACGGCGGTCTGCGAGAAGACAGAGGTCGGAGCACCCGGCAGAGCACGGAGCGAAGCAAGGATTTCCTGGTCGATCTCAGCGGTGATCTGCTGGGCGAGAACCGCGAGAATCTCGGCCTCGATGTCGATGCCCTGCTGAGCCTGGGCGTCCTGAGCGGCCTCGAAGGTCCAGCGAGCGCTGAGCTTACGGGTCTTGGCCTCGACGACCTGCTTCAGAATCTGTATCGACAGGCGGTTACCAGCGCGCCCCTCAAGCACGGCGGTCGGAGCAGCGCCCGGCTTGTTGACATCGCCGTTACCCGAGTAGAAGCGGGCGATATCGAAGGGCGACAGGGCCTCAGCGCCAGCGGTGACACCCGAACCGTCAGCCGGGAAGGTGTCGGCATAGCGGACGCGCAGGGTGTGAATCTGGGCGACCGGACCAGTCATCGGCTGAACACCGATGATTTCGTTCGCAATGACGGTCGGCATGACGCGACGGATGACCGGCAGGATAACCTTGTTGAGGGTCGCGACCGAGGCGGCGTTCGTGGCGCCAGCGGTGGCCTGCTCAAGNAGCATCAGCTCGCGGCGGGTGTTCTCAAGAACGGTTTCCATAACCCGACGCTTGGTGTCGTTGCGAGAACCGTCCTGGTTGTGGGTGAGATCACGACCCTCGCAGAGGGCTTCCTTCGTTCTCTTCCACTGGGACTCGAAAAGAATATTCATATTATTTTGCTCCCAATTACTTCAAAGAACCGGCTAAACCGAATTACTTTTTCCAAGTATATTTACTTGATTACGCTAAAAACGGGCATTTAAGCCTTATTTTCGAATGCCTGCGAGACGCACAACCTCAGCAACCTCGCTGTCTTCCTCGAAGAGGCCCTGAGCGAAGGGAGCGGGGGTCTTGTCTCCGGTGACGGGGACGGTGCGACGAACAGACTTCGCCTCGTTGAGAACGTCTCTCTCGCGGGCATGCTTGCGGCGCGTCTCGTTCAGGACGACGGGCAGCAGCTTGTCGAAGGTGGCCCGCAGGTGCTCCGTCTTGGTGGTCTCAAGCATAGACTCCATGACGGCTCGCTTCTCGCGGCTCAGACCGGACAGGAGTTCTCCCATGATCTTCGCGCGATTGGCACGTTCCTCGGCGAGGCGCATCTTGCGCTGGAGAATATTCAGCTCCTCATTGGCCTCGTTGAGCTTGGCCTGGGCCTCGGAGAGAGCCTTGTCCTTGCTCTCCAGAATGCTCTGGAGCTTGCGAATTTCAGACCCCTCGGTGAAGTAGGAGGCCATGAACTCCGCAGCGACAGCCTCGAAAATACGGCGACCGAAGTTGTTCTGCCGGTTCCGTTCGAGGTCCTCGTGAAGCTGAGACATCTCATGCTTCAGAGTCGATGTGATCACGGACTCGACCTTGCGGGCCGCATCCTTGATGAACTTCTTTCTGGTCTCGGCAATCTTCTGACGGCCTTCCGCAACGACCTTGACGCGAGCTTCGACGAGGGCACGCTTGTCCTGGCGGAACTCCGTCAGCTCCTTGCTGAGCTGGTTAACCACGAATTCGTCGATCTTCTTCAGGCGCTGAGCCGTCGCCTTGGCGACATCCGCCTTTACGGCCTGGTACTGCTCATCGAGCTTCTTCTTCCTGGCCTTGAGAGCCTTCTTCTCCTCGTTAAGGGAGCGAATCGTCTTGGTCAGCTGCGCATCGATGAGCTTCCGCGACTGGGAAATGTGTTCAGCGAGCTTGGCCTTGTAGTGCTCGCGAGCTTCCTTGACAGCGGTGGCGAAGTTGTCACGCGCTTCCTTCAGCTTGGCGACCTCCTCGGCCTTCTCCTTTTCGGTCTTGTTCACGACATCGGAGAGCATGCGATCCATGGCCTCGACCAGGTTCGCCTTGTCGTGCTCATAACGCTGGGCGAACTCCTCGCGCAGCGACAGCTCGATGTCAGCGCGCGCTTCCGAGACCTTCTTTTCGAATGCCTCCTGGAGGGAATCGATCATCTCCTTCGGAAGACCGCTCTCTCCAAGAATTTTGGCAACATTATCCATCAGAATTACTCCTCCGGTGTATTTAACACTTAAGATTATCGATCCAGTTCATAAGCTCTTCGTAGAGATACTTTTGAGCCTTGGGGTCGTGAGAAACAGCTTCGGCGAGGTCTTGAATAACGGCGCCGCGTCTGCTGTAGCGGGCTTCGTAGACCGGCTTCGGATACGCATTTGGAGCGGACGGCCGGGCAACGATGTCTACGGTGATGATTTCGAAATCGGATACTTCACCTCGTTCATTGACGTTTCCAGAACCGCGACTGGAAACACCAAGTTTTACGTCCGCCTCAATAAGGGTTCTTATGATATTTCCCATCGGGGTCGGAAGAATACGGAGCTTTCCGTAGCCGGAATTACCGTCCATCCACATCGACTCGATCTTATGGGAAACACGATCAAGATTGATCGTCAGTTCTTCCGGGTGGTCGCATTCGCCGAGGACGCTCTCACCGCGCCGGAGAATGTCATTGACGTGATCTACGGCCTTCTGAATTTCGCGCACCGGATAGATGCGCTCGTTGAGGTTGCGCACACCGCCCTGAATGAAAATGCCCTTCATGAAAAGATTTTTGCCCTTGCCGCCTTGATCCTCTGCGGCCTCATAAACGACATTGGCTTGATCAAATGAAAGGCTTTCCTTCAAAAACATGGTCATGACGCAACCTCAACTTATTATTATTTTCTTTATTTCAATCAGCACATCGGCTTATTGACGAGCGCCTTCTTGTCTCCTTCCTTGGAAACGGGCTTCATGCCATCCGTCGCCTTCGAGCGAACGTTGCGGCGCTTCTTCATTTCCTTGACCGGGGGAGCGGGCTCGCGGTCGAAGCCGACATGCGTCTCGCCCTTAATGGCAACTGGCCTGGCATTTTTCGGATCGGCCTTTTTGCCGGGAACGGCCGAACGGGTATTGCGGTCGATGATCCTGCCCTTGCCGACTTCCTTGCCGTCAATGTTCTCGACGTTGACCTTCTCAAGATCGCTCAGGGCGGACTCGGCCAGACCATCGAAGTCCTCAAGGTCCTCCTCGGACTCACGGACCTCGTCCTGCATGTCGTCCTCGACGGTGTCGGCAATCTCTTCAGCCTCCTCGTCGGACAGCTCAGGATCGAGCTCGCCTTCCTCTTCCTCGTCCTCGTCCTCGTCCTCTTCCTCTTCCTCTTCCTCGTCGGCCTCTTCCTCTGCCTGTTCGGCAGCCATCAGCTCCTCGAACTCCTGAGTCAGCTTCTCCAGCTGATCCTCAAGACGAGCGATGCGCTCTTCTGCCTCAGGATCGGAAATCTCGTCCTCGTCCTCGTCGTCCTCCTCGCTGGCGTCCTCAACGTCGATGTCGAGATCGACAGCGACCTTCTCGGCGTCGTCCTCAAGGTCGTCGTCCTCTTCATCGGCCGAGACCTCTTCCTCGCGATCCTCAGCACCCTCCTCGGCGCCCTCATCTTCTTCACCATCGACGCCGTTCTCTTCGTCGTCCTCCAGTCCACGGAGGTCTTCCTCGGTGAACATCTCGTCGGCGACGATGTCGTCGATGTCATCCACGATGTCGTCGTCCTCATTGCGAAGAGACTCGTGGACCTGACGGGCGCGCTCGACAATAAACTTGTGGAACAGCGCTTCCGCCTGCTCCTTCTCCTCATTGATAAGGTGAATCAGCGCTTTCTCAAGAATGGAACGCATAGGTATTTCTCCACATTTGGTTGCTCGGATGCCATTGCATCTGTTGTTATTTATTGCTACGCGGAGAAATACCCTAGATAAGGGTGGTTTTTGAGCTGTTTTTCTATACTGTCGATAATAAAAAAGGCGGCCCAAAGCCGCCTTCCTCAAAAACTAAAGCCGCCTCCCATTCTTCCTCGATCGGAGTCAGCATCCCCGTACATGACGGCCATCAAGTCCTGCCTCTTGAGAGCCTCAAGCTGGCGGACGGCTCTCATTTTCTTCAGTTTGTTGAGCTTCCGCAGCGTCAGGACGGGCTTTCGCGTATCACCCAAATTGCGGGTGTTCATCCTATCCTCGGCCGGGTCGTAGTGCCCGGTTGCAACGACCTCATCAGTGAACTCAAGTAGGCGCATCTCTGTCTCCTTTACTGTTCCGGCGTCTCGTTGGGGGAAGCTGGCGGTTCGCCAGGCGCATTGCCGAACGCACCGAGTGCGTTGAAGTACTCCAGTTCATCCAGCGGTCCGTTCTGAGACGGAGGCGTGGACATCGACATGCTTCTGAACGAGTCGTTCGTCCTGATGCCGACCGACGAGAGGTCCGTGTCGTGCTCGATCTCGGCTGGAGTGGCACCCGTGGCAGCCTTGATTCTCTCGGCGTTTTCCATCGCCCAAAGGCGCTCGTTCTCCAGGATTTCGTCCTCGCTCAGGCCGAGGAAACGCTTCAGCTTGAAGCGCTCGGAAAGACGCTTGTTTTCCGCGACCTGCATATAGACTCCGACCTGCTGGGCATCGACCTCGATCTGGCGGTACTTGGCGAAGTTCTGCGGCGGGTAGAACGTTACGTAGTAGATCGCCTCGTCGATCTGGACGCCGTTCTCACGCACGAATCTCTTGAAGTCTGCGTCGAACGCCGGGGCCAGAAGGTTCTGAAGACGCATNCAGAACTTGTTGAAGCGGAATTCCTGGATGAGGGCTTGGCCCACCCGTCCATCGTTGTAGATGGCGCCGCCCTCATCGGTCAGCGACAGGTAGGACGGCGGAATCCTGAGACCTCGCGCAAGCTTGCGGGTGAAATAGTCGAGGTCCCCGATCTCGCCCAGGTTGTCTCCACCAGGAAGCGTCTCGACTTTGGAGCCTCGCCCTTCCGCCGTCTGGGCGAAGAAGTAGTCCTCCATCATGCTCAGCGGGTTGTAGGCGGTGTCGAGGATCGATCCACCGGCGCCTGTCTTGTTGGGAATGCGGCGCTGATGGATTTCGTTCTTGATCTGCTGGATGTGGGCCTTGGCCCGCGCGCCCTGCATTGAGCCAACGTCGATGTAGAAGATGCGGCGCTCGGGTGCTCTCTGGACGCGATAGATGATGATGGCGTCTTCGAGCAGCTCCTTCTGGCGGAAGGTCTTGTAGATTGGTTCGAGGATCGATGCACCGAAGGGCCAATTGATGTCGAGGCCGACCGACAGGGACAGATGGATGACGTGCTCGGCGTCGATGACCTGCAACTCGTTGGCATTATTATTGGTCTGGTTTCTGAGGCTCCGCTGGTCGATATGGGAGCCGATCATCGCGAAGTTGGGTGATCCGGTCATCGTACCGACCGGACGGGCGCTCGTTGCGGTGATCGTCGCCAGCCCGTGATGGTACTCACTCGGATCGACGCGCTTGGTGGCGAACTTGGCGGCCCGATTGAAGTCGAGATTTCGAACTATGTACTCGGTCGGCGTCTTCTCACTTTCATCTACTTTGACCATCACGACCGAGAACTCATCGAGCCAATACCACTCGCCAGTCTCCGGATCGCGAAGGAAAAATGCGTCTCCATACTTGATCGTCTTGCGGAAGATATACCAGAGCTTCGAGCGGAACTGGTTGATCGAGACCCACTTGTTGAGGAGCGAGTTAAGAATTCTGACCTCGGTCTCCGACGCCTCCTTCACGAAATTGAGGCGCAGCGGCTCCTCGGTCTGTTCCTCAGACTGGGTGCAGAAGTCAGCGATGGTATCGAGGGCGGCGTTGATGTCCGAGTCCCGATCCATGTCATCATACTGGTAGTATCTCTGAAGACGGCTTGGATGACCTGTGTAGACATGCGGAAGAGGAGAAGCATATCTCGCAGCTGTTTCCGCCGTAGACGCAAGAANGGAGGAGAGNTGATCAGGCACAACAGAGGTTTTCTGTACCCTAAAATATTTCTTCCAGGACATTAACACCCTACTATAAAATCGCTAAACTATTTAAGCCAGTATACCACTCACTGGCTAATTCTGGACAAACTATTGCTAAGCAGGTGCATGTTTTTCTGAGCCTCGCGATAGTCGCGGTTGCTCAGCTGGGCCTCGATAGCAGTCTGGTCCCTGATGGCCTGCTCGATGGAGGAGAGTTTCGCCAAGACATCGCCCATCGAAACACCTCCGGGGTTTTGATCCCAATTCGCCAATTTGTCCTCGAAGGCCTTCTGACTCNGNGCCAGGTCATCCTTTGTCAGGGCACCGGCATCAGGCGTAGCCGCAATCTTTTCTGTGGGCGGATTGGCTGGTGTCGCCAGCTGCTTCACGATGGCTTCAGCAATCCGTTCGCCGATGTACTCCCCACCAAGGAATCCCGCGACACCGCCCGCGATGCCACCGACCGTCGATCCCAGGCCGGGAGCGATCAACGATCCGGCACCGGCTCCGAGTATTCCGAGCGCATACGCGCCTGCGGCTCCGGAGACCTTGGAGGTGATGATCTCAACCACCTTTGCTGCGAACTGCTGCTCCGTCAGTTCATTGGATTGTTTGCGCTGGTACAGGTCATGGAGGTCCTTGGTGGCGTTGATTGCCTCCACGAAGAGCCCGAGTGTGCCAAGCCCCTTGGTGAAGAGCGACTGGGAAGCCTTTGCTGTAGCCTCCGCCCCCTTGCTGGCGATCTCCGACGCCTTCGTCGCGGCGGCTGTAGCGGCCTCGCTTGCTCCTTTGGCGACCTTCGATCCCGTGTCGTACAGCGCATCCGACACGGTGGAGATGAAGTCGGAGCCGTACATCATCGCCGAACCGGCGAGAGTGCCGCCTACAGCCGCTATCTTTCCTGCCACCCGGCGCATGCGCCCTCCCCGGCCGCGCGGACTACCATCCCCATCATCCTTGTCACGACCGCCAAAGCGCTTGCCAACGCTGTCGAAGATCGTCTTTCCCGAGACGTAGACCGCAGTGGCGGCCATCGAGATCGTGCGCAGTCCGGTCCAGTTCGCCACGGACTGGACGAAGCCGCTAAGCTTCTTGAAGGCGATTATACCAAGCAGGGCGTACGTACCGTACTCGCCCGCCAGCCTCAGCATGTCAGCGAACTTGTTTGCCGTATCGGCCGCGATATTGACGCTGCCGCCAAACGACCCCAGGGCCGAGGTGAAACTGTTGAAGATGTCCAGAAGGAAGTTGGCCGCCGAGAGCAGGCCGTCGGCGATACCGATCAGCATCGGAGACAGGGTCATCGCCACACGGCCGAGGGCAGTGAGGATTCCGTTCGGCCCGAACAGCGCTTCCATGGTCGCCGAGCCGACAGTCATGAGCTTGGAGAATGAACCGATGACCTGCTCTGCGAACTTCTGTATTCGCAGCATGGAATCCTCGGTGTTCAAGGAGCTCACCCAGTCCTCGATGCGTCCGACCAGGCGTGTGGCCGAGTCCGCGATCTTGTCGATCATGCCGGTGCTATTGAGCCGTTCGAGAGACTTCGTGAAAGCTTCAAGCGGCCCGAGGATCAGCGGGGTGAAGGAATACTGGATCGCGGTCGTGAAGCGGCTCCACACCTCGGCTGCCTTGAGAGCATTGTTCGTGTAGTGGCTGGACAGATCAGCCTGCTTCTTCGCCTCCTTGATGTCGCGGTTGGCCGCATTCTTGATCTCAGCAGCAAAGGCAATCAGCGATTCAGCTTGCTGGCGAGTGGTTTCGTCCATCGCATGCGTTCTGAGCCGCGCCATGACATCCGGGCTGAACATGGCGTCGAACTCCTTGATGAACGCATGATAGCGCTCAAACTTCTGGTCCTTAGGGATGCCCGCCTCGATGTCCTGGACGAACCTCTCCATGGCGAAGGCGGCCTCCGGAAGCATGCCGCTAAAGAGGTTCCTGAAGGCGTCCGTGTAGGCCGCTATTCCACCCGAGCCTATGGTCTGGGCCAGGAACGTGGAGAGGATTTGTCCGGCTTCATTGGCCTGAGAGGCCATGAAATTGATAGCCGATACGTACCTTTCCTGCTCGGACAGTCGCTCCTTGGCATCCTTGGACAGCATCAACGCCATGTAGCGGCTGTCCATCTGCGCGCGCTTGCTCGTCTCAAGGATTTCCCTGCGGCTCTTGCCGAACGCCGTCGAGAGGAACGACGTGTCCCGCGCCAACGTCTGCATGTTCTCCGACACCCGGNGATGGTCGAAGTTCTCCAGGATGCCGTTGAGGCGCATGACTTCGAGCTGNTGGAGCATCATGTCGTTCATGCCCTCGATGGTGTAACCGTACAGGCCCATGCTCTCGGTCGCCTTGCGGACATCCGCCGAGAGCTTCGCGAAGGCTTCGCTATTGCCCGCGATCTGCGCGAGTGTGACCGAGTGCTCCTTGACGACGCGGGTGAATTCGTCGAGCGACATGTTTCCGAGGTAAGCCGTGCGGGCCATCTCCATGATGCCGCCCGAGAAGGTCTGACCGTACTCGGTCATTTCGCGATAGGTGGCGGTCAAACTCTTCGTCCAGCCGATGATGCCTGCAACGAAGGCACCGCCCAGGAAGCCGCCCAGAATGGTCCTGCTGAAGCCCTGAAGAGCCTCNGCCGCGAAGTTCACGTCCTTGCCGAGCATGCTGATGGCGTTGACGACGCCCTGGTTGACGCGGTCGAGATGACCAGAAGCCTTGGCAGCCTTCTGGATGGTAGCCGCCATCTTGCCGGTGGCCTCGTCCATGCTCTCATAGTTGCTGAACATGTCCCGACGCAAACGGGCACCGGCAGTCGAGTTGTCGTAACTCTCCTTCGCGACATCTGCAAAGATACCGCTAACCCTCTTCAGGTTTTCTGCTACCTTTTTAAGGCCGTCGATTATTTCGTCTTCGCGTTCCATGGACTTTTTCCGTTGCGCCGTGTTGTATTTACGCGACGGATAAGTCGTCGGTTATTGAATAGATAAATACGCATATAACTTCTAAGCAGGGAATTATGATCGACGATTTCGACGAGAGTGAAATGTTCAGCCAGCCTGCCGCACGTCCGGCCCCGACCAACACCAACCCACTTGCGAAGTACTTCCGCGTGCCGGGTGTTCACATCACGATCCCGACCAAGGGCGCCTACATGCCCCCCGGAACGATAGAGTTCACCGCAACAGGTGAGCTACCCGTGTTCCCGATGAGGGCAGCCGATGAAATGCTTCTGAAGTCGCCTGATGCGCTGATGAGCGGCTACGCCATTGAGGAGCTTATTCGTTCGTGCGTCCCGTCGATCAGGGCTCCTGAATACGTCTCATTGCCCGACCTCGATGTACTCATGCTCGCCATCCGGGCGGCTACGTCGGGAAACGACATGGATGTTGAAGCCTCCTGCCCTTCCTGCGGCCACCAGAATTCATTCACCTGCAACATCCCGGCCGTCCTGAGCACGATGAAGGAAATTCCTGGAGGAAAGCACATCCGTCTCGATGCGGAGGCCGTCGTATACCTTCGGCCGCACGACATCCGCACCGGCGCCAAGATCGCGATGGCCGCCTTCCAGGAGACACGCCGCGCGCAGTACGCCGAGCAACTGGATGAAGATGAGCGTCAGAAGGTTCTGCACCAGAGCTATCGAAAGCTTGCCGATCTCAATACCGAGGTGCTTGCCGACAGCATCGTCTCGATCGTCCTGCCGGATGTCACCGTCACCGACAAGAGGATGATCCGAGAATTTCTGGACAAAGTCTCCGCGTCGTGGTCAAAAGCGATCCAGAAGGGTGTTCAGGAACTCAACGAGGGAGGCATCAATCGCTCACTGGAAGCGGTGTGCCAGAAGTGCAATCACACATGGGATGTCCAGCTGGAGTTCAATCCATCCAGTTTTTTCGGGCAAGGCTCCTGAACTGCAAGACGGAAGCGGAAGTTCAGGAGCTGTACGGTGAACTCTACGCGGAGCAGAAGGAACTGCGGCGCCACATATACACGATTCTGTGGCATATGCGCGGTGGTCTCACACGAGAAGAGGCATGGACTCTTTCGCCCGTCGAGCGAAAGGATATCATGAAGCAAATCGACGAACGGCTCCGCATGACGGAAAAAACGAGGATACCCCTCCTATGAAGGCGGAAGTTGCTTCCATCAGCTCCCACCTCACGGACGTGGAAAGGTTCCTCGGCGCGACCATTTCACATGTGAACAGGCTCATCCGCCTGATGGTCATCGAACACGATGGACCCCTTCCGGAGTTCCTGAGGGGTGTCCATCGTCTCGACCAGCTCCCTCGCTACACCAGCAAGACACAACCCCATGTCTTCGAGATACCTCTGATCCGCGACCGTGAAATCGCNCTTCGCGTCATGTGGATCGTCGAAAACACGACTGGTCTCTGGTGCATGAACGAGGACGGTTTCAGCTTCGAGAATACGGAATCTGCCCTCGCCTACAGATTGCGGTGGGAGTAATCCCTCCTCCACTTTCGCATCCGTTTTAGAGTCCTCACCCGATCTTCACGTGCAAGGTCCTGAGCCGTCGGCGCGACGGTGCGCGCCACCGTCTCATTCGTTTCCCGCATCAGGAAGTGGATGCGCCTTTCAACGAATTTCCTCGCGATCGGCGCCGGAAACCCGTACTTCTCCTCCGCCATGCTCGCGAGCAGGTTGATGCAGTTCTCGTCCGTGCGCTCGATCTTCCGGTAGCGCTTCATGAGCTCCACGCGGGTGATGCCCTCGAACAGGGCATCGACGATCTTGCGGAAGACGAACTTGTCCCTGATGCGGTACTCGACCCGGATGGGGTCTAGATACTCCCCGTCCTCCAGCAGGTAGGGCTTGTTGAGCCTGTCATGGTAGCGACGGGGAATCTCCTGCGCGATGCTGACTGCCATCAAGCCTTCTCCGAGGTTCGGCGCTGCGCCTTCTTGCGGCGCTTGCGCAGACCCGGAGCATCAGCACGTCCCATAAGATACATGGACTTCTCGCGCAGGAGTGTCATCGTCCAGCGCGTGTCATCATCCTTGATGATCATCAGGTTCCACGACACCGGTGGAGCTGAGACCGTTATCGGATCACGCAGGTAGGGTATCTTGATCGCGATCTTGCCGTCCTGAGCATCGTTGATGGTGCAGGCCTTGACCGGAATCTGGATGTGACGCTTCTGGCCCGGCTCATAGGGTGTGAGCGTCGTCACAAGGTTCCGGTAGACCTGAGTGTCAGAATTGACGGTCGCACGCATAGCGGTGACCTGGTCGCGAGCCGCACGAAGCGCCTCAATCGCAATCGCCCGACGGACGAGGGCCGCCAAATAGGCAGGCGCCGTAACGACATCGAACACGAGCTTCGTACGCTCGTCGGCGCTCTCGATCAGCGGAGCGTACTTGGCAAAACTCGCGCGGGCGGTCTCATCCCGGAGAGGATTCACGCTGAGTGCTGCGGCGAGGCCAAACATCTCCTCCCAGTGGCCTGTAAGCTTTATGATCGTGTCGCCGATTGACCGAATGGGACCGGCAAGACCCGATACGACCGCGTTGTAATAACGGGTCTCTTCCTTGATAATCTGTCGAAACTGATTTACTTCGCGCGGCGTCGGTGTCAGCTGATATGACCACGCGCCGACATTGTTATTACTAATCATATGCAATCCCTCAATGAATGATTACGGACGGACCACAAGCCCGCCCGGAAAATAAATACGTATATATTGATTTTCTTGTTATACCAAAATGGCTGGCGGAAGCAAATCCAAAAACAAGGGCTCGGGCTACGAGCGCGAATTATGCAAATATCTCAGTGCCGTATTCGGGGGATCGTTTATCCGGTCGGCAAACTCGGGTGCCTTCATCGGCGGCAAGAATGCCGCTCGCAAAACGAATTTGAGCGAGGGGCAGATCAAGGGTCTCAAGGGAGATATCGTTCCGCCCGACGATATGCCGAAGCTGGTGCTCGAAGCCAAGTTCTACGCCGATTTCCGCTTCCACCAACTCATGCAGCCCGGCCCCCAGCCCGTCCTGGATGAATGGATCGGCCAGGCACTGGACGCCATAGACGACGGAGACCTTTGGTTCGTCTGCTTCAAGGTCAATTTGCGCGGGTCATACGTCGTTGTCCCAGGAGCATTCGAAGGGCGCTTCGTGTTCGGCAACCATTGCCGCTATGCCAGCAAGCATGGCGTCTTTCTGATCACCGACCTCAAGACATTTTTCGAGACCAACCGCGACGCCATCAGGCAGGCCGCCGCCTGATGGCCGGTACGGACGGCGCTCCTTGCGAGGCCTTTTAGATTTCGCCGAGCGCCCCAGTGGCGATAGCAGAAACCCCAGGATGCTGGTCCTGGGGTTTTTGATCTCAAAGACAGAGCTTCTCGACTTTCTTGATATTGTCATCGAAACGCATGCGGATGTGCATGGCATCGTCGGTATTGGTAAGCAGAACGAGATGATCGGTGTAAGCACTATTTCCTTTGAGATACGGCCTGTATTCCTCAAGATAACTCTTGGTTACATTATCGATACCACCGGCAAACTCGATCGACCAAACAAATTTCTTTGCCATAACAAACACCCTTCTCAAATAATAGCGTCTTCTTCAATCCACGAAAAATCATTCTCCTTTCGAACGAGCAGCGTCCTGTCGATGCGACCGATGAGGCTGTCCCGGTGGGAAATCAGGAAGACGTTCTTGCCTCGATCCCGGCCGAATGACTTGAGGATGGCGAGACCCGCTTCTGCGCCCATCTCGTCCATGCCTTGATCAAGCAGCTCATCCACGAAATAGAGGTTCATCGGGCCGTTCAGACTCTCCCATACGTCGCGGAAGGCCCACGATACCGCCATGGTCACGCGGTTCATCTCGCCGCGCGAAAGTTGCTCGAAGTCGTACTCGCGTCCGATCATACTGATCTCGACAGTCAGGCTGGGCTGCACCTCCACCTTGTGAGGAAGACCGAGCTTTTCGAGATAGTAATTGATACGAGAATTGATGTATGCGAGGTTTTGATCGATTATTTTCTTTCTGATGAACGAGTCCTTGTTCGTCAGAAGACGATACAGCGTGTCTTGATGCTTGAACTTGTCCAACGCTGCATTGAGAGGCTCGTAATTGATCTCATGCAGTGTGGACTTGAGCATCTCGATCTGCGCGATGTACGGGTTTTCTTTCTGCCGCTCCTGCGCAAGGTCCCGAGCGAGACTGTCCCTCAGGGCGCGAGCACTGTAGACCTCGTCTCGCGATGAGAACATCACCGAGGGCTTCGTCCCGAGAGCCTTCCGTTCCTCCATGGCCTCCTGAAGCGCGACCTGTTTCTCTTGGACCTCGCGCTCGGCCGCCTCCAGATTGGCCTTCACGCGCTCCATCTCACCCTTGAGGGCCGCCTTCGCCTTCTCGCTGACAGAGGCCTGCGCCTCAAGCTCGGCACGGAGCTGGGCAGCTTCGGCTCTACGATCCTCGGCTTCCTTTCGTTCGCGCGCCAGCCGCTCGGTCAGTGATGCCTTGCGGATTTCAAGGCGTTTCATGACCTCAGCGAGATGCTCGGTGCCTGACAGCCCCTGGCCACACGTCTGGCAGGTATGCTCGTCGGCATTCGCGAGATCGTGTTCGACGGCAGCGATCTCATCGGCAAGCTTGGCAGCCTGGAGGTCGTGTCTCTCGGCGTTGCGCTCCTGCCGCTCGATGTCCTGCTGCAAACGGGCGACCGATGCATTCTGCACCAGAGCATCAAACTCACGCTGGATGCTCGTCAGCTCGCGTCTGATCGTCGCGACGGCCTGTTCCGCCGCCGACAGCGATGCCATAGCGTTCTCAATCTTGTAACGGGTATCGGTTTCCCGCGCGTTGTAGGCTTCCAGTGCGTCGAACGCGGCCAGTTGACCATCGAAGTCAATGGCATCGAGTGCCTCGATCTCGGACGCCAGCTTTTCGATGTTCGCCTTGTGCTGACGCTCCCATACGTGCGAGCTGGCTTCGATCTGGCGGATACGCTCCTCGATCCGATTGTTGGTCTCGGTGGCGGCCTTGATGCCAGCTTCGAGGTTGCGGATTTCCTCCTTTGTGTCCTTCATCAGGCGGCTTAGCGCCTCGGCCCGTTTTGACAGGACCATGATGCCCTGAAGCTCTTCGAACACGACCTTCTGGTCGCCGTTGCGCATCTTCAGGAAGGGCTCGGTGAAGGTGTTGAGCGCCACGATGTGACTGAACAACGTGTGGCTCATGCCGACGATGCGCTCAATCTCTTCCTGGGTATGACGGTTCTCTCCCTGGGCCTGATCGTCCTCCTCGAACTGCATCTCCTTGTTGTCCACGAAGAACCGCAGGAAGTTCGGCTTCCTTCCGCGCTCGATGCGGTACTTCGCCTCGCCCTTCTGGAATTCCAGAACGACGAACATGTTCTTGTTGTTGACATTGTTGACGAGGTTGTTGGCCCTGATCTTGGTCAGAGGCTTTCCATAGAGCGCAAAGCACAGGGCCTGCACAATCGTCGTTTTTCCGACGCCATTGCGGGAGACGCCGCCGCTCGCATCCATGTTGTGCCCGAGAATTAGGGTAAGACCACCCTTGTCCAGTTCTACCGTCTGGATTTCCTGTCCTATCGATAGAAAATTTCGAATTGTCAGCTTAGTGAAGCGAACGAACATCTAAAAACCAATATCAAATCTGAGCCTCAGTATATGCACCCGCACTTTCCNGACCAAATTCTTTCACCGGGGGTTGCATTGTTAACAGTTTGTTAATACGCTCAACGANGACGGCGATTCTGGGATTCGGGTCCGTGGCGAGAACCGTCTCAGTTGAGGGAACCAAACGCCGAGATTGGTCCCATCACGGCATAATCATCCAATGAATTCAGTCCGTTACGATTTCACTGGCCGTCTCGACCTGTCGCGCCTTTCGGGGCTCCTGGAGCGCGCAACCGAAGCCGTCAGTCGAACCGACGAGCGCCTGCGCCGAAGCCCCATTCGGGACGGGCTCATTGATCGGGTTTCCTTTCACGAGGCACTATCAACGATCATCCTCACCGGGTCTCTCGTGCACCTGGAGGACCTGATCCTCTATGACGCGGAGGCAAATGCGCGTCGGGTCAGCCATGAACTTCTTCGCGCCCACAGCGTTCTTCGCGCCCGCCGCCAGCTCGACAAGATGGGCATCAATAGCATCCGCAACCCAGAGGGCCAGGCTGAGCTTCAGGGTCGGCGCGGCCTGCACAAGGAGTGGCGGCCGACCGAGAAGGCATTCTTCTACGACCCAGACCACGACGAGGACGCCCTCATGGAGCAGTTCAACGCCGTGGCGGAGAAAGCAAAATCATTCTCTCCTCTCATCGAGGCAGCGCTGATCTGGGATGCCTGGTCGGTCCTCGAACCCGTTGAATTTCATGGTTGGAGAGCCGCTCTGCTCGCCTCCGCGACGCTGAAGGCCAATGGCACGGCGACCCATTATCTCGCTGCCATCAACTGGGGGTCCCGCACGTCACGAGCCCGCGTCCATGGCCTGATGACCATCGAGGAGCGTCTGGCAGTCTTTCTCCAGTGGGTGAAGGAATCAGCCGAGCGCACCTACAGCGAATGCGACCGTCTCACCTTGGCCCGCGAGACGATGATGACCATCGCAGCCAAGAAAAGGCGGAATTCCCGACTGCCACATCTCATCGACCTTCTGATCTCGCGTCCTGTCATATCGATACCCTTCGCGGCCCGTCGCCTCAACATGACCCACAAGGGCGTCGCCAAGTTGCTTTCGGAGCTTGGTTCGACCCCGAGAGAGCTGACAGGAAACGCCACTTATCGAGCGTACGGGATCGTGTGACCAAACAGGATATTTGGTCCCATAGCTCACACGATATTCTTGAAAATCAGACGGTTAGGAGAACGGCGCGAAACACTTTGCGCGCAACAAAAAATGGCTCCCGAAAGGGAGCCATTTTGATCCTCCGCATCTGTGACGGTTATTGTCTGGCTTACTTGCCGCGACCGCGAGCCGACTTGCGGCGCTGCTGGCCGAGACCCATCTGCTTCGCCAGCTCGGAGCGAGCCTTGGCGTAGTTCGGGGCAACCATCGGATAGTCGTTCGGGAGACCCCACTTCGCGCGGTACTCCTCCGGCGTCATGTTGTACTGCGTGCGCAGGTGACGCTTGAGCGACTTGAACTTCTTACCGTCCTCCAGGCAGATGATGTAGTCCGGCATAATGGACTTCTTGATCGGAACTGCCGGGGTCAGAGGCTTCTCATCGACCGCAGCGGCCGGATTCTTGATGTTCGTGAGGGACTCGTGAACCTTCTGGATGAGGCCGGGGAGATCACTGGGCGCAATCGTGTTGTTGCTCACATAAGCCGCGACGATATCGCTGGTGAGTTCGATGACGTTGCTGTCTTGCGCTTCCATGTTACCAAGTCCTGTGTTTTCTGTGTCGGACACCGGCGCGGTCGCTAACGCGCCAAATCTGAACCGTCAAGTAAATTAGTCCTCGACGAGATAATTGCAAGAGCTTTCTTGAAGCTTTCGCCTCTGACAACCACCCAGGAAGATAGAACGACCTGCCCATTGCCAAGCCATTTGTCTTGGCCCCGGTGCTCGCAATCATAGGCTGGGTAAGGATTTGTACAGCTCCACGAGCACTTCCGACTTTACGCCATTCCCAGTCATAGACATCAACCCGTCGATCACAATCTGATCAACAGATTGGAACGCGACCTCCGTGTTGAACTCGTTTTGTTCTGGTTGGGCGCTCTGTTGAATCAGCTCCATCTTCCTCAGCGCGTACCTTTGGACGAAGGTATCGCGAATCACTGTTGCTTCCTCATAGCTGATTTCAATGTCGAGAGTAATCCTCGCCGTAAGTTTCGGCTTGAGAAGCTTCGCCTCGTTTTCCAGCACCTCCGACAGTTTCATGGTGCGGAACAGCGGCTGATCGGGCCAGGCAAAGAACTCTGGGTCCCTCCCCCATTCCAGAAGCATCATCCCCCGGTCCTCATGCCAGTTGTCCGAGAAATCAAACGGCATGACGTTGCCCGTGTAGACGATGTTGTCCTTGCGCTGCCGCATGTGGAAATGGCCGGAGAAGACATATTCTTGGCCTCTGAAGTCCTCCTTGTGCACCGCGTTTGGCGTGTCGGGCATCTCCACCTTCGCGTTCATGAGGAAGCCAGGCATCTCAAGGTGTGCGAAGGTGTACCGCCCCTTCATCTCGCCGACCTTCTTGTGTTCCTCCCCAATGAGCCACGGTAGGAATGTAACTCCACCGATGGTGGTGGGTTCCCGGATCAACGTGATGTTCGGGAAAAGACGAGCGAACTCAATGGATGCGACATCTCGTCTCTCTCGGTAGAAGAGGTCGTGGTTCCCCGGAAGGAAGTATGTTCGCTCGAAGGCGTCGTTGAGCAGCTGAAGCCCATCCACTGACGCTCGTAGTGTAGAGACATGGAGCGAGTGACGGTTGTCATGCCAGTCTCCGCCGAAGATGCACACGTCGGCGCCCCTGGTCTTGGCCTCGTCAATACTCCACTTGAGAAATTCGAGATTATCGTTGAGCGCAACGGCGGAGTTGCTCTGCCTTCCAAAATGAATATCCGTGAAAAAGAAAGCCTTCTTGAACAGTTGATCCATAACGTTCTTTCTTATCTCGTGACCGCTCTTCCGTAGAGCTTGTTCCATTGGGACTGCTTCTGGTTAGCCCTTCCCTTTCCGTGTGCATTGCTTCCGAAACCTGTCCCATTCCACGAAGGCCGGTATGTATCGATGAGGTAGTCCTCAAAGCCGGTCATCAGGTTCTTGCCCAAGGGCAGATACCGGAAGCTGATCTGCTGCGGTGTCAGTTGTGTGGAATCAGCGATGGTCCTGCAATGCTTGCGCAGGCGCTGGCGAAGAGATGTCGCCTTGCCGACATAGACGAGCTGTTCTCGCTCATAGATGGCATACACGCCCGGCTGAGCCGGTGCGGAGGCTTCGCTTGCCGGGACGGGCACAGAGGCGAAAAGCGCCGCTTCCAGACGACCACAGATGGTCGTGAAAAGAGAGTTCGGGTCCTGTGAGCGGCCTTCGGGCAGAGAATGGTTCGTGGTAATCCACTGGACGGTCTGCTTTCCGCGCGCCGAAACAGACTTCTTGGCGTCCCGGTTCTCCCCTTCCGTGAGGTTCTCCGGCAGGGCCTTGAAGAGGCCAAGCGAGAAGTCGGAGGCCTTGTAATCGACCTGCACAAGGAAGCACCAGTTGCCGATGGCCTCGCGAGGGATCATCCACGTGGAGCCGAGTGTGCACTTGATGTCCAGGTCGTACCCGGCCACGCGCGTATCCATCGTCAAGTTGTGCGGGTTGACGCGCTTGGAGATTTTTCGCGGAAGCCCCATGGCGCGGACGAAGCGTTTCTCGAACTTCGTCCCGAAGACCGTTTTCTCGCAGCCTTCCAGATCGTCGAGGCTTGCTTCGCCGTCGATCACATAATCCAGAGTGTCCCGGATGATCTGGCCTGTGGTCTCGATAAACTTGGTTTCAGTTCCGCCTCCCCGTTCGATCAGTTCGGCGATAATAGCTCTTCCTTCTTCGTAGTACTCCATCGTGACAAATGAAACAGTAAATGACTTTATAATATGCTTTCACAATACCGGGTTTCAATTTAAAATGAAACGAGCGCCGAAATGGCGCTCTTGTTTCATGCTTCGCTGCATTCCTTTCTGTTTTTTCTTTTTCTCTTCACCGTATTCGCTTGATCGGTAAGGATAGTCCTCTGCTCGAATTCATTTTCGAGCTGACGGGTATGCGACGGGGTCGCGCCGGACATAATCAGAAGCTCGTCGCGAATGCGCTGATTGCGCTTTTCGACGTTCAGGATGCGCGTGAAGCAGTGCTTGATGGTGGTCGTGTAGAAGGAAAAGGGGTTGTCCCCCCGACTTTCGTCAAACTGCAATCCTCCGAGGGAGAGCTGAAGAAGAGCCTGGGCGCACATTTCGTCGCGATAGGAGTAGCCCCGCCAGTTGAACTGGGTCGAATAGCGCTCGACCATCATCATCCACATCGTGGCCAGACGATTGGTGGCGCGGCCGCCGTGGACGCAAAACTCACCCGTTTCCAGATCGCCCTTCCAGTGCGAGCGACCAACTTCCACCGGAACGCCATTGCGCAGAACGTAGTGCTTGAAGGGCGGGAAGTTCGTCCAAGCATGGGCCACCTCGGTGCTGCGGGCCTTGCGCTTGCGAGACGGATCAACCGGGATGTGCTCGTGTGTCATCAGCCTGAAGACGAGATCGTGAGTGGTAATGTCGCAATCCTCACCCGTCTCCTTTGCGAGCTTCCTTCGCTTCTTTTCTATCGTGGACTGGATCAGATCGTCCGTGATCTCGGAAAGGTCATGCACGATCACGTCGTAATCGATGTACCTGTCGTCCTCGAAGTAGCAATAGGACGCCTTGCTGATGTGAATCTCTCGGAGAAGCTCTTTATTGGTAATGAACTTGGTCTTTGTTGACATATCCATCTAACAGCAAAGATATTCAATCTTACCAATATCATATATCTTATTCAAGTTTTTTCATTATCTAGGTATATAATTACTTCTTAAATACTGTCAGTAGTTTCTTGCCCCGTAGGTATTGCATGGCAACGGCTGATCCATTCGAGTACCAGACCCTTGTGAATGAGCTGTCCACGCCCGGAAGGGCCTCGGAGGACCTTGTCGAGGCGACGGGAACCACCGTTGCGGCCGTATCGACGACCCAGACGGATGTCACGGCCGTGCCAGTTTCGGCCTCCCTGTCCGGCGGCAGCACCTCGGATTTCCGCCTCAGACTGTCTTTCCTTCCAGGCTATACGGGCGGTGGCTACACCGGCGTCCTCGCACCACTGGCGAGTACAGGTGGCGTTCTTTTCCCGTATACGCCGACCATTTCTCTCTCGCACGATGTAGACTACACCAGTATGTCGATGACGCATTCGAATACCGACTACTATTCATTTACCCGATCGCAGAATGTTTCCATCAACATTTCCGCTCGGTTCACCGTCCAGAACCAGTACGAGGGTCGGTATTCTTTTGCCGCGTATCACTTCATGCGCAGCAATTCAAAGATGCACTTCGGTATGAACGACCAGAACGCTGGTCTACCTCCACCGATCCTGCTGCTCAATGGCTACGGGAACTACATGTTCAACAATACGCGGGTCATCCTGCGCAACGTCTCCATTCAGTTCGACGATAATACGGACCTGGTGAGGGTGGAGCTGACCGACGGCTACGTCGTCCTGCCCGCGCTTTTCTCTCTGCAAGTGGTGCTCGTCACCCAGAACACACCCCGCGCCATGCGGGAGGAATTCTCACTGAGTGACTACCGCAGCGGCGCTCTGCTCGCGAGAGGAGGATTCTTTTGATGGCGAAGATCAACTACCCGACCACGTCCCCCTACGCTGCTACGCCCCAGCTCAGCTGGCGCATCGGCCGATATGAGCACAGGTCCATCTCACCGATGCCGGGCGACACCGAGATCATCGTGCAGCCGCAGTTCGAGCACCGCCCGGACAGGCTCAGCTACGACCTTTATGGCACGCCTGAGTATTACTGGGTCTTCATGCTGAGAAACATGAATCTCATCCGGGACCCGATCTGGGACCTGAAGGCTGGAATGAAAATTATGGTTCCTTCAATCGATACTCTTCGCACGATTTTTGGATAAGGTATGGCGATCAACGATAAGTATTTCGGTCTCCCCTCGTCGCAAAATTCCCCAAGCGGATCGTCTCTTCTGTCACCTTCTCTCGGTCAGATCGACGGTAACCTGACAAACGTTCTGACCGGTCGTCAGTTTGCCTATCAGTCGGTTATGGGAGCAGGTGGCTCCTTCAGTGACGGCCAGTTCGTGCCCAATCCCCTTAACCGCTACGACCAGGTGGCCTACCACTTCCGCCTTCTCTGCCGGGGAGACAAGCAGGGAGGCGGTCGAGAGATCGTCATCGCAGAGAGCGGCGTCACCGGCATCAACATTCGGGAAGTCACCATTGAGTCCCTCGTGGCGCCGAACCACGACACGATGAACACCCAGACGACCACCTTCCATCTGACCATCGTCGAGCCGGTGGGCACGTCCTTCCTCGACGGCATGTTCGCAGCCGCACAGGCGGCAGGGGTGAGAAACTGGCAGAAATCGCCCTACTATCTACAGCTGAACTTCCTCGGCTACGAAGAAAACGGCCGGATCATCAACCCCATCTCGGATGGCCTGCCGAATGGCGGACGCTGGGAATGGATGATCAACGTCAGCAAAGTCGATGTGTCCCTCGATACGTCCGGTGCCGTCTACAACGTCACCGGCATCATGTTCCACGATACCGCCCTCTACGATGAGTGGCTGAGCCTCTCTGACGCCGTCCATATCAAGGCGGACACCGTCGAGGAGTTCTTCCAAAAGCTCGCAGAACAAATGAACAAGAGGGTCCAGAGCAACTACAAGACCGATCTGGTGACGTTTGCCTTCGACTTTCCTCAAACTCCAGAGGGACCTAGCGCAGGAAAGTTCAGGCTTCTCGACCCGAACACCGCCGAGAAGGACTCGTACCAGTCCCGCTCAATGGTGGAGGAGGAGCGCGACAAGTTTGGCGCCAACCCGACCATCGGTGCCAAGATCAACCACCTGGTCACCCATGTCATCGGAGCCACTAAGGAAGGCCAGAGCCTCGCCATCCACGGCAAGGAGGGTATGGACCCGAACCAGCTTCCCAAGGGCGGATTTCGGGACACTGTCTTCTATCGCGCCATCCCGGAGGTTCGGATCGGCGACTACGTGGATGACTTCGGTAGCTACAAGCGACAGATCATCTACCACGTCGTCCCCTACCGGACGCAGGCGACGACCATCAACTCAAAGGAAACGTCAGGCGAGACGAGCCAAATGGCGCTCGACGCTATCTTGCCCCGCACCCGCAAGCGCTACGAATACATCTACACCGGTCAGAACACGGAAGTGATCGATTTCCGTGCCAATTTCTCGTTCGACTGGCAGGCGACGCTTCCGCGTCTCCATGGCTGGATGCACTCGGACGAGAACGTCCGCCACCACGCTCGCTACGACAGGGAGGGCGTCGAGAAATACCAGGCCTACAAGCAGGAACAGGTGGCGGGAATGAATGCTGCGCGAATGGCGGTACCCGCATCGGCCGTTTCCTCGTCCAGCCAATATGCAGAAAGCATCCTTGAGGCTGCGGACAAGGACGGCATGTACAACGTCATTTCTATCGCCCAGACTGCCGACAGCTCGCGCAACGCCTACGGTACAGGTTTAATGGGGCAGCGCGGTTCCATCGGCCGGTCTGTATACGGCGCAATGCTTGACCAGATTTTCTCGCCCACAACATTCAACCAGATCGACCTCGTTGTGCGCGGCGATCCGTTCTGGTTGGGCGGACGCTACGAGGATTTCTTTGCTCCGCAGCAGGGAGATGGCTCGGCGCCACAGTTTGGGATCGGCGACACTTGCTTCGTCCTGAGCTTCAAGATGCCCTACGGCTTTGATGGCAACAGCGGAACGCCCACGTTCCGCAACCAGGATGTCTACAACGGCATCTACCGGGCGACGAAGATCACGCACTCGTTCTCGGAAGGACGGTTCCAGCAGACGATCACCGCGCAACGCCTGGCCAAGCCTTACCCGAGGGAAGTCGCGACGCTCATTCCCGACCTCGTGGGTCGAGCGTACGCGTAACAAATCGAGTTTTCCTGACATTTTCTTTGGTGTTTTTCGATGATCAATATCAATCGCACGTCAGACAAGGTCCGCACAGAATCCACCAACGGCAACGTCCGCCGACACGGCATCTACGTCGGCATTGTCAAAGGAAACCAAGACCCGCAGAGGAACGGGCGGTTGTCCGTCTATATCCCGGAATTCGGTGGCGATCCCGATGACCCCGACAGCTGGTACGTCGTCCAGTACGCGTCGCCGTTCGCCGGAGCGACCAACATCGAGGAGAACATCGCGAGCGGAGAGGGAAAGGACAAGATGTACGGCAGCCAGCGTTCATACGGCTGGTGGGCCATCCCCCCGGACATCAACAACGAGGTTCTGGTCTGCTTCGCCAACGGCGACACAGCAAGAGGCTATTGGTTCGCCTGCCTATACCAGCCTTTCATGAACCACATGGTCCCTGCGATAGGGATCAACATCTCGACGGATGACGAGATCAACGAGAAGAACCTGCCTCCGGTCGTCGAATTCAACCGCAAGGACGAGAGCCAGTCGATCTGGGAGCCCAGGCGGCCTGTGTTCGAACCGCTCCACAACGGCCTTTCCGTGCAGGGTCTCTATACCGATCCTGAGCGCGGCCCGGCAACGACCGGGGCGAGGCGGGAGAGCCCGTCGAAGGTGTTCGGTTTCCTCACGCCTCGCGGCAACACTATCCACATCGACGACAACGAGGAGAACGAGTTCATCCGATTCAGGACACGCTCTGGCGTGCAAATCCTGATCCACGAGACGACTGGCTACATCTACATGATCTCCAAGGAGGGCAATTCCTGGATGGAGATCAGCGACGAGGGGATCGACCTTTATTCCAAGCGCTCGATCTCAATCCGAGCGGAGGAGAACATCAATCTCCACGCCGATCACTCGATCATCACGCACGGTGTCGGTGCCATTCACGGACGTGGTGGCAACCACACAATGGCGAGCGAAAGCCAGTCCACTGTTGAGATCAAGGGCAACAGCAATCAGCGCATCGGCGGTGACTCCAACATGGATGCCGGTGGCGCGATCAAGCGCAACGGCTCGGCCATTCTCGACGCGGGCGATCCGTCGCCGACGAAGACTGTTTGATTTCGTTTGATTTTTTGAGGTGTTTTCATGGCTGAATGGGTCATGCCGACCTCCGGCAGCATCACCAGCACTCCGGGATACCGGGTTCCTCCTGTTGCCGGAGCCTCGTCAAACCACAAGGGCTGGGACATCGCTGCCCCGTCTGGGACCAACGTCTACGCGGCGTCATATGGGACAGTTGAGTATGCCGGTTACGCGAAGGGCTATGGCAACGTCGTCTACATCCGGCACCCCGACGGCTCCCAGACGCGATACGCTCATCTGATGGGGTTCAACGTACGGCCCGGACAGCAGGTGTCTGCCGGGCAGCGGATTGGCCTTGTGGGCAACACGGGCGNTTCTTCCGGCCCCCATCTTCATTACGAACGCCGCGACAAATACGGGAGGGTCACCCAGCCGTTCGGAGACTCCAGGCTGAATTCCCAGATGAAGAAGGGAGCGAAGGTCAAAGGCGGAGAACGAGGAGACGGGACAGAGGAAGAGGACGACGGAAAGAAGGGCGATCAGGAAGGAAACACCGATACCGAGGATGCCAACTCCCAGCGCGACAAGTCGGAAGACCCGCTGACGCCGCAGGAGATGCGAGACATCAAGGGCTCGGTGAATAACTATGAGGTCACGATCACGCGCTCGATTGTTTCCCGTCTTCCGACACACGAGCCCTGGATCGGCCATCCTCGCTCCACCGTGGGTCCGCGTTATGGCATAGGTTCGCAGGAGAACGGCTCAAGCGGCAACGGCGACGGCGGTCTCGGGGGCGTTGGTGGGCCAGGTGACTTCACAGGCGGCCCCATGGCGCAGGGCAATGCCACCTTCGACGACTATGCCCCGCGCATCATGAACGACCTGATCCGGGATTTCGGCTTCACGCCCGAGCAGGCCGCAGGCATCGTCGGCAATCTGGGTCATGAGAGCGGTGGCTTCCGCCAAATGCAGGAGCTGAGACCTATATCGGGTCGGGGCGGCTACGGTTGGGCACAGTGGACAGGCCCGCGACGCAAAGCGTTTGAGAATTACGCCAGCTCAAGGGGCCTCCCTCTGAACTCATACGAGGCCAACTACGGCTTCCTGAAGTACGAGCTGATGACAACGGAGAAGCAGGCTGTCAGCGCGGTAAAGAACGCCAAGACCGTCGAGCAGGCAGCCTATGCCTTCGAGCGTTCGTTCGAGCGCGCTGGTATCAAGCACGACGAGTCCAGATACAGATGGTCTCGGCGCGCCAAGAAGCTCTTCGACGACAAGAACGGTGCAACCGATCCTGAGACAGCCGATCCCGGCATGAACAAGGAAGCCGCCGACCAGAAGCCCTCCGCNCCATCAAGCGGCACGAACCGGGGCGGGGCGGCTCCGTCTGGGGTGTCGAGCGAGCCGATGGTCTGAATGGCAGCGAGTTCACATGTGAAATGGTCGCACCGATCTGGGGCAGTTCACATGTGAAATGGTCGCCATCTGGGTTGCCTCATGCAGGTTGTTCACGTGTGAAATGGTCTGAACCTATCCGGTCAGTCCTGTTCACACGTGAAATGACCCCACCCAAGGGGTCGAGAGTTGGCTGCGGCCTCCCGGCGCGTACGAATTCGTCTCTGACCTAGCGCACTGGAACGAGGCTGGACGGACCTTTCCGCATCCAGGTTTCACAGGTAGCTTGCCCCTTGCACCACCGTTCATCGACGCATCGCTCTCCACGTCCTCAAGAGGCCAGGTTTGGGGTACGAGGTGATGATCGTCCGATCCCGGCCTCGTGGCAGACAACTCCAAGGACCGAGGTTCACACGTGAAATGACCTAAGGACCAGGGTGTCACGTAGGCCCATTTCACGTGTGAAATGACCGCATGTCCGCCTATCGGTCGGTCTGATCACGCGTGAAATGGTCGGAAGCCCCTCCGAGTTCACATGTGAAATGGTCGCGACCTCTTCGGCCGTCTCATTCGATACTTCACATGTGAAATGGTCAGAGCCCCTGAGATGGTGGACCCGGAAGCTGCCTGGAGATACGCAATTCCGTGGTCGCACCCGGAAGCCCAAGCGTGCGCAACCCGTCAACCGCCCGATCGGCTGACCTCTCATAAGGGATCNCTCAGACCGGTCCGATNGGCCGCTGTGGCTGCGACTGGCTTCTNATCACTTTCACCGANACGCCCGGTTCACACGTGAAATGACCTCATCACTCGACCAAGGGGATGGACCGTTTCACACGTGAACACGTCCGACGAGCCCATCCCATTGCCGCGACCAGCCGTCGCAACCGGCAGGTTTCCACATGAAACCCATCCTGAGTTTCTCATGCCAGTAGTGGGAGAACAGAGCATTTCATTGAGGAGACGGTTGAGAAAGGCGTGAGAGAGTTGACACGATTGCCTTTCTCGTTGATTTCCTGATATCTGCGTTAACCGTCTGTTAATGTTAAGGTGCCATTTTCCGGGCGAAGAATTTGGAGGACTTCACATGGGACTGCCCGCGCTTGACACCTCCAAGGCGCCTCGGGGGCGTACGCTCTTGATCTTCGCCCCCAAGGGTGGTGTCGGAAAATCGACGATCGCGATGAACCTTCTCGTCGCCGCCACTCAGCACGGAATACGGGCGCGAGGAGTAGACCTTGACCCACAGAGGACGCTTTCGAACTGGGATGCATATCGCCGCGAGAACCCATTCTCGACGCATCTCACCCCAGTCGAGGTGGTCCCCAGCCACATCAATGATTGGCGCTCGGTCTGGGAAACCAATGCAGATTATGACCTTTCAATCTACGATTTCCCGCCCGGCGTCGAGGGTTTCGAGGACAGCATCTACTCGCTGACCGGTCGTGGAGACTACGCGCTCATACCGTTCGGGCCTGGACATGAGCTGCCGCACCTCATCCCGTGGATGAAGAGGCTGCTCGAACGAGAGCGGAAGGTTGCCTTCTGCATGACCCGAGTCTTCAACCCGAACTACACAGGAGCCCGCATCGCGAAGACGGAAGCCGTGAAGCACGGGCCGTGCACCCCGGTCGATATTCCGATGCGGGACGACATTCTACGGAGCAGTCAGGGCTTCTCCGTTTTTGACCACCCCAAATTTAGGGGACGCGACGAGTTCCAAATTCTCTGGAACCATGTGTGCCAGGAGTTAGGTCTATGAGTGCACCGTTCAGCAAGCGGGCCATCGCGGAAGTCGGTCTGTTCGGCGACCGCATGACCCAGCGCACCTCCACGGATCGACAGCTGGCCCTCATCGACAATCAGCTGGACGGCAGTCTTCGGGAAGCCCTGACGGGTCTGAAAATCCTGCATGACGAGGAAGCCAAGCGGCAGCTGCGGGAAGCCGTCATCGGTATCCACAAGGCCTGGGCGGATATGCGCGGGAGCGCGATCCAGACCGGCAAGCTGCTTCTACAGATTTACCGTATGGGTACGGATGTCTACGAGGCGCTGTTCCGGAAGGAGAAGGCAATCCTTCCCTTCGGGCATTCGGTCGAGGTGAAGTTGCGCCGCATCGCCGAGGACATCGAGCGCGGCCGCTTCGTCGAAACAAATTTGCCGATCGCGTACTCCGCCGCATACGAGCTGACTACCCTGACAGACGAGCAGCTCGACATGGCCAAGGAGCGCGGCTTGGTCCGTCCGGAGACTATCCGGAGGGAGATCATCGCATTCAAGCGCGAGCTCGCCGCGAAGAACAGCGGCATCTCGGACACCGAATACAGCATCAATTCCCTTAAGTCGCGCCGCACGTATCTGGAGCGCAAGCGCAAGCGCGTCCTTGCCAAGCTGCGCAAGATCGATGCGGAACTTGCAGAGGTCAATCGCCTCCTCAACGTCCCCTATGAGGAAACCGAGTTCGAGGAGATCGACAGCGTGGTTTCTCCCGAAGAGACGGCAGCTTAAGCCATCAGCAAATGGGGCCAGCAACAGCTGGCCCTTTTGTTTGACCGGTCACTCGCCGGGTCATTTCACATGTGAACTGCGAGGCAGCTGGGGTCGCTACCATTTCACACGTGAACTCAGACGCAGCTAACATGTGAACGGACCACACGCAGAACCGGACCGGCGACAGCTGGCGGGTCATTTCACATGTGAACCCTAGATCCATGCGCTTGTGACCATTTCACACGTGAACACACCACACGATGACCTGGATGGCCCCAGGGCACCACTCCCCTTGTGTCATTTCACGCGTGAACAGGGCTG